GTCGAGGTTGTGGCCGTGGAGGTGAACGACCTCATCCGCGGCGAAGATGGCGGGCGGCCGGCCGCCGGCGGCGGCGACCCGGTAGGCGTCGGCCCGGAACCATGAGCTACCGATCGGTTCGACCCATTGCGGGGGGAGCCGGAACAGGCCGAGGCGGGTCGGGTCCTGTTGGTTGCGGACCTTGAGGAGGTAGGCGTCGTCGAACACGGCGAGGTCCTCGACGACGCCGCGGATGAGGCGGTGCCGGGTCGTCGCGGTGTTGGGTTCACGGATGAGCTCGGTGAGGGCGTGGTCGCCGGGCAGGCGGCGGCGTTCGGTGTCGGAGACCCGGCGGTAGGCGTGGAGGCCGAGTTGCGCGATGTTGCGGCCGAGGAACCGGGTGACGAGGCGAACGTTGGGTTGGCGGCGGTAGAGCTCGGCGTAGGTGAGGGTGCGCCCGGCGTAGGTGGTGATCCCCGCGGCGGGCGGGCTCGACCATCCCCAGGCCGGCCGGTTGAGGCCGACGAGAGCTCCGGCGGATTGCAGGACGGCCATCGCCTACCAGACTCGGGTGCCGGCGTCGGGCGGCGGCGGGAGCGTGGGGAGGGCCGAGGAGAGGGGCCGGGTGTCGACGGGGAGGACCTGGACGAACTCGACGTTGGTGGTCTCGATGATGGCCTCGCCGTCGATGGGGACCGGGTCCCGGCCGTCCTCGAGGTACTCGGCGGCCTTGAGGACGAGGAGGCCGTCGCCGGTGGCCCAGAGGATGCCACGGAGCGCGGCACCGGACTTGAGCGGTACGAGGATCCGGCGCCGCTCGACCTCAGAGAGGAGCGTCCTGTCCCGGCGTCCCATGTCGACTGACGCTACCGTCCCGGCGGGCGCGGTCCGTGGTTAGGTGCGTCGGGTGCGTGCTCGGAGCTCGAGCTCGGCGCGGTCCGGTACGGGGCCGCCGGCCGCGGCGAGGATCTTGTAGGCGGCGACGAGAGCCTCGAGGGCGGGCAGGTCGAGACAGGCGAGGAGGAACCGGCGGGTGCCGCGGCGGTCGCCGATGACGGTGAGCGCGGCCTCGCCGGTGTCGTGGTCGACGGCGTCGACCTGGCCGTAGGCGCCGTCGTAGCGGCCGCCGTGGATCCGTACGCGGTCGCCGGGGTGGATCCCGCGGGCGGCCTTGAACCGGCGCATCGCCGCGTTCGCTACGGCCTGAAGGGCGCCGTCGAGGAGGGCCCGTTCGGGGGGCCGGTCGACGCCGCGGGGTTCGTCGGGCCGGCGGATGTTGTGCTCGGCGATGCGGTGGGCGGCGACGAGGTCGCCGGCGAGGGCGACGAGCGGGTCCTCGGGGCTCATGCCGGGGGCCGTTCGGCGAGACGGCGGCGGAGCCGGCGGGACTCGGCCCGGCCCGTGGAGCGGACCTCGGGTTCAAGCGGGTCGAACTCGCGGCGCTGGCCGGGGGGTGCGACGTAGATGGCGGGCCGCGGTGGCGGTGGGCCGAGGCGGTCGAGGCGGGCGATGAGCGCGGCGACGGGCGAATCGGCGGTGTCGAGCTCGCGGGCGAGGGCGTTGGCGCGCACCGCGGCGGGGTGCCAGCCGAGGCGGTGGAGCTTGGCGAGGAGCTCGGCCAGGCGTCGGCGTTGTCTCGGTGTCGGGTCGGGAAGTCTCCCCCCGGCCTCGGCGAGGAGCTCGTCGACCGGGCCCACCGGTGGGGGGGGAGGGGGGAGGGAGTGTTCCCTACGTATAGAGGGGGACGAACCCGCAGGTCGCTCGCGCGGTTCTTTCGCGACCGCTCGCGCAGATTTCGCGCGAGCCACCGGGCCCGACTCGGCGTTATCCACAGGCGGGGGTGGTGGGGGCCAGGAGGCGACGACCTGGCCGTAGCAGAGGACCTCGACCGAACCGTCCTCCCGGCCCCGCTCGAAGTGGCAGGCGATGAGGCCGGCGGCCACGAGGCGCCGGCGGAGACGAATGGCGGTGTTCGGTGAGACTCCCCAGAGGTGGCCGAGGTCGCGGCCGGTGGTGCGGGGCAGGGTGCCGGTGCGCCAGTCGGCGGCGAGGACGAGCTCGAGGAGCGCGGCCCGCTCCGTGAGGTCGAGGCCGGCGGCCCGAGCGACGTCGGTGAGAGCGTCGGGGATGACCTGGACGAACCGCCGGCGGAGAGGTGTGACATGGGCCGGGGCCGGTTCGTCGGTTTCTGCCACGGCGACGGGGGTGGCGGCTGTTAGCATGAGGCCTCTTTCAGGAACCGCCATCCCTCTAGCCGGCTAAGCATCGGGGGTGGCGGTTCTTCGCGTCTCAGGTTGAAGAAGCCATGAGATTCGCGCGACCTCAGGTGCCGCGCGCGGATCCCTCCTCGGCGAGGCGGGCCTCGATGGTGGCGCGCCGGGCGCCCCGGTAGATGAGGAAGGCCCAGCCGAGGCCGAAGCAGTTGACGACGAGGAACAGCGCGGCGACCGCCACCCAGACGATGGGGAGGATGGAGAGCGCGAGCGGGATCGTGATGAGCTTGAGGTGGCGGGTGATGCGCCAGACGTGGCGGGTGGCGCCGGTGAAGCCGAGGGCGGACTCGCGGAAGCGGGGTGTGTTGGCCATGGTCTACGTGTCGGTCCGGGCGGGGCCCGCCATGATGGGTCGCACGTCCCGACGTGGCCACGTGCCCACATCGCCACGTCGGGACGTGCCCATATCGTGATGTCCCCACGTGGTCACGTCGGCATGTCGCCAGGTCGGCACCTGGCCACGTGGGGGCCTAGGCGGTGGCGAGGCCGTGGTCCTCGTAGGCGGAGGGGGTCTCCTCGCCGGTGGCCCGGGCCCAGGCGTCGACGGCCATGGTGAGCGCGACGAACGGGTCGATGCGCCCGGTGGAGTGGTCCCGGTCGGGTTTCACGTTGCCCGCGGCGTCGCCGACGACGGCGAGGGATTTCACGGAGTACCGGAGGAGCCGGTTGCCGCCGTGGCGGATCCGCCGGGCGAGGACGAGGGCCTCGAGCTCGCGCAGGGCGGGGGACATGGAGGCGTATCCCTGGCCCATCTCGAACGGGTTGAGGCCGCCGTCGCGCAGGTGGCCGAGGATCTGTTTGGATCCCCACCGGTCGAAATGGAGGCGGACGATCTCGAACCGGTCGGCGAGGAGGTAGGCCTCGGCCTCGATGGCGTCGTAGTCGAGGGCCTTGCCGGGGGTGGTGAGGAGCTCGCCGGAGGCGATGAGCTCGGCGAAGAGGGCCCGCTCCCGGGGCGGGCGGTCCTCGAGGGTGTCGGCGGGGATCCACGCGCGGACGATGGTCTCGAGGACCTCGACCTCGTAGTCGGGGTCGTCGGGGTCGACGTCCCACCGGGGCACGACGAGGACGAGCGCGGCGAGGTCCCGGGAGGAGGCCAGGTCGAGGCCGCCGTAGGCGACGGCGCCGGCGAGCTCGGCCTCGGCGGGGGAGACGAACGCGCCGGACGCGGCCCAGTCCTCGACGGAGAGCCAGCGCGAGAGGGCCGAGGTGCGGACGTTGAGGTGGAGTCGGCAGAACGAGAGGCGTTTGCGTTCGGAGCGGGCGGCGGCCTTGGCCTCGGCGACGAGGAAGTCGAGGGCGACGGTGCGGCCGAGGCCGGGGTTGGTGGCGGCCCAGACGTCGGGGTCGTCCCACCGGTCGAGGTCGGTCTCGGCGGCGGCGTAGATGACGACGTGCCAGGTGGAGTCGGTGACCTCGCCGGTGGCGCAGGCCTCGGCGAAGTTGCGGAGCTCGGTGTAGGGGGTGCCGTCCTGGTCGAGGCCGGCGGTGGTGAGGAACACGGCGAGGGGTTGGTCCCGCGCTGGTGTCGAGGAGGTGAGGGTCTCGATGAGGCGGGGGTCGCGGTGCACGTGGATCTCGTCGATGACGAGGCCCGACGCGTTGAGGCCCATCTTCTCCTCGGCCTTCTCGGGGGCGCCGGAGACGACCTCGAACCGGCTGAAGGTGCGTTCGTAGATGACGGCCTTGTCGGCCAGGAACGCGAGGCGGTTGCGCAGGGACGGGGAGCGGCGGGCCATGGCCTCGGCGGGGCGGAACACTTCCTTGGCCTGGCGGGTGGTGGTGGCCGCGGAGTAGACCTCGGCGCCGGGTTCGTAGAGGCGGCCGGCGGCGAGGTTGGAGTCGGCGACCAACAGGAACAGGGCGATGGCGGAGGCGAGGGTCGACTTGCCGTTCTTGCGGGGGACCTCGACCCAGAGGGTTCGGTAGAGGCGGAACCCGTCCGGCCGGCGCCATCCGAACGTGGGCGCGAGGACGTAGATGACCTGCCAGAGGTCGGGCACCAACCGGGCGCCGGCCCACCGGCCTTTGACGTGGCGCAGGCGCCCGGCGAACTCGAGGAACCGGCGGACCTCGTCGGGGGCGAACGTGAGGCCGAGGCGCCGGCGGGTCTGGCGGTTGGGGGCCGGCGTGGTGAACGCGGGGGGGACGCAGGCGTCGAGCTCGGCGTCGAGGTCGTCGTAGAGGGCCAGGTCGACGAGGAGGTCCTCGAGGCCGGGGAGGGCGGCGAGGTCGGCGCGGACCCGGGCCCGGCGGGCCTCGGTATCCTCAGGCCCCGTAGAACGCTCGGTCGCCATGGTCTCCGCCGTCTCCCTCGTCGCCGGGGAGCGGCTGGCCGCCGGCGGCCGGGCGGATCCCGATGCGGGCTTGAGGGGTGAGACCGAACTCGTGGGCCCACCGTTCGTAGGAGCGTTGGGCGGTGTCGAACACGAGGAGCGCGGGGTGCCGTTTGCGGCCGGCGTGGGCGGGGTCGGCGACGATGAGCTCGTGGCGGTGGGTGCGGTCGTCGGGGGTGCCGTCGGCCTTGCGGGGCCGCATCTCGTCGAGGGCCTCCCGGGCCAGGGCGTAGCACTCGCACATGAGCCGGAACGCGCCCCGGTCGAGGACGGTGAGCAGGCCGAGGGCGTCGAGCTCGGGGGCGTGCAGGGCCCAGCATTCCCGGGCGTAGGGCGACAGGTCGCCCGGCGGGGTCGCGGCCCGCACTAGCTGAGGTTGCGGCGTCGACTCGCGGCGGGCCTCGATCTCCTCGCGGGACAGTTTCGACGGGTTCCCGCGGAGCTCGATGACCTCCGCGGACAGCGGTGGCCGGCCGTTGCGTCGGGCCATGGTCAGGACCTCCGGGTCGTGGGGAGGAGCTCGTCGGCGTTGACGAGGCGGCCCCGGCCGCCGTGGCGGAGGTGGGCGTGCGCCCGGGCGATGGGGACCACGTCCTCGACGCTACGGCGCCGTTCGACGAGCGGGCCGCAGACCGAGCACGCGAGGCGCCAGAGACGGCCGGAGTAGTGCCGATACGGGATGGCGACGAGGGTCGGGTCGCTCATGGCCGGGTCGAGGTGAGGAGCCAGACGAGGACGACGGCGATGAGGACCATGGCCGCGAGCGCGACCGGGTCGGGCCGGCGGGTCGGGGCAGGCATGGGTCAGAGCCTACGGGCGGCCCGTGACGCCGAACCGGGATGGCCACGTCCCGACGTGAGGACGTGAGGACGTGGCCATGTCACGACGTGGGGACGACCTCGTCGACCCGCTCGGCGAGGCGGCGCAGCACGGCGGCCAGGTCGACG